TTCGGTCTCATCCATATGATTGGTGGTCTGTCTAGAACTGCAACAGCAGCTCTTCGTCAATTATTGGATGCGGGTACACTTTCCAACTTACCCGCAGGTTTTAAAATGCGTGGCATTAGAATTAGAGATGACGCGCAATCAATTCAACCAGGTGAGTTTAGAGATGTAGATGCACCAGGTGGTAATTTAAAAGACTCATTTATGATGCTGCCTTTCAAAGAGCCATCAGCTACATTATTAAACTTGATGGGTATCGTAGTTAATGCAGGTCAAAGATTTGCATCGATTGCTGATTTACAAGTTGGTGATGGTAACCAACAAGCTGCTGTAGGTACAAC